CGACAGTTATTACCCAAAGCAATGTTGTTGGTAGATTCATTTTTGGGAGTTGAAAAGTATCATAAAACAATCCATTTCAATTATCATCCAGCCATGTTGAAGACATTTGTGTCAAACATGCAATCTTCGGCAGGAATACGTCCGCATGCAGAATACACAGTGCCAGTAGGTGGGGAGGAAGTAGCAGTTATATTTGGTGGGAAAAAGTTTCATCAATTTCCATATTTTGCATCACGATTTCACGAATGGATGAAGCAAATATTTTTCTCACCTGAATTACGAGACAAATATAAATATGAGTTAGATACATATTGTGTAATTCGATTAAAGGATGAATTTAAATATTGCTGGCCGCCTGATGAAGAATCATGTAAGAAGTTAGAATATAAATGTCGTGAGTTTTTTATCCCTAACATGATTCAGCAATTTTTGTCTCGTGTGTGTATGATACCAAAGCAGTTATTAGAGAGGGGAGACGTTATTAAGATAGGTCATCGTTGGACGTATGGAGAAGCAGAGCGCTTAGCTGTACGAATGCATGCGTTCTCTCCGAATATGGTTTGGCATACAGGAGATTTTGATAAATTAGATAAAACAATACGAGATTGGATGTTGTCGTTGTATGTTGCGTCAGGTCGACGATATTTTAAGACTCGAACACCAGCAGATGAAGAGTTTATGAGACGTTGTTTTATATTGTTAGCAGAAAAGATAAATGTGAAATTAGTTAATCATATACATGGATTGTGGACATTAATTAAGGGTATAATGTATTCAGGAGGTTATGAGACATCACATGGAGATTCTTGGATCGTATTGTTGGTCTGGTGCTTGTATTTGGTGGATTGTGTTATTTCTTTGCCGGAAGGTGTCTCTATAATGCAAGCAATTAAATTAGGTCTTATATTAATAATTGTATATGGAGACGACCATTTATGGGTTACACCAAAGCAGTTGTGTGCAGCAGTTAATGAGCAAGGTTGGGCAGATTGGTTAAAGAAATATACTGGTATGATAATTAGAGATGCTAAGACTACTACGCAGTTCTTTTCTGAAGTAGATGCAGCAGGTGAGATAGTGACAGAGAAAGAAGGCGTAGTATTTCTTAAACGATATTTTGTGAAGAATCCAAAGAAGCAAGAAGGTATGCCTACTGTGTTACCGTTTAAGCCCACTCACGACACCATTATTAAGCTGCTTGTTAATAAGGATAATGATCCAAGAATATATCCTTTGCAAGCAATAGGTCAAGCATATGACACACTTGGGACAAATTTGGTTTCGTATGCGATGGTAAAGATCTTTTACGATTATTGGATGAAACATTTAGATTTTACCGCAACGAAATTAGCTGACGTCATGCGTACTATGCACAAAAGTCAAATGCAGCGTATGATGAAAAAGATTGGTGTCGATTTTAAGGGTACAATGCCGTCCTTTCCCACGATAGAAGAATTGTTGTCATTACACCAAAGGGATAGAAAGAAAGGTACTAATAAGATACCTTTGAGTGTAGTGCAACGATATTATGAGGGTGATCTTGAAGACTTGTCGTGGATGGCGTTGTAAGTTGTAAAC